ATATACAGGCATTGAAAACAAATCTATTAAAAACTATAATAGATAAAAACAAGCAAAATAAGCCTGTTGAAACAAAAGACGCACAAGGAAATGTAATCAATCAAAAAAATAAAGTGGTTACTACAGCAAACAAAGGAAAACAAGTAAGTGACAATCCAAACTGTACACCATTTAGTCGTTATAGCAGTTATTATCGTATTACGCCTCAATCAAATAAAGTATCATACAGAGAGGTATATAATACTATAAACACACAAATAGTAGCCATGAGCAAAACTGTCGATTACAAATTGAAGTATGTGGTGTTCTCCGCTCTTTATTTGGAATCGGGAACCAAAACAGGGTTCGAAGCGTTTGAAAATAACTTCACAGGTATTGAGTTGACTGGGAACTGGGGGACATCAGAAATTGGGTTCAAGGGTAATGAACAATTTTTCTGTTTAACATCCGGCGACTTTACTCAACCATATGCGGTATTTAATGATTTAACCTCAAATGTTCGTATGTTACTTGATAGATGGGACTTGAGAATGCACAATTTAAAAGATAATTCTGCAACCGAAATTGCCAAATTTTTGATTTTAAATACAGGACCAAATATAAAAACTTTGGATGTTTACACAAGTATGACCGAAATTGATCGAAAAAGTATTGAAGATAAAGTTCAAGAAGCAATTAAAATTTGGGATGCCAATTCCTAATTTTGATATATTTATAAATAAAAAAAACTATGAGTGTACAAAATATTTTGGAAAACTATCTCGGTAAGCCCACTAGAACGACCGAGAAAGATATGGGCAACGGAATGAAACAAGTCTGCGATCTCGATACGGGTGAATGTTATACCGTAAGAATGAAGGATGGTCTTATCGAAAGAGTTGACAATACGATGAGAACCAACAAAAAAATACAAGTAGAAACCGTAGGTGGTATAAAGCAACTTTTAAACGGATAATACAAAATGAGAATTGACGAAAAAATTTTAAACGAAATCAGACGTTACAAAGATATCAATAAGTATATCACCGAACAAGATGCACCACCACCCGCAGGTGGAACAGGATTGCCCCCAGCTGATGCACCATTGCCACCCCCTCCTGCACTAGCACCAGCTGAAGGTGCCGCACCACCACCCGCTCCTGAAATGGGCGGTGAAGCACCTGCGGGTCCACCCCTTCCTCCACCCACACCTGTTGATACGGAGCAAGATCCTGATGTGGAAAAAATGGATGAAAAAGAAGAAGGCAAACAAATAGAGGTGACGGATTTGGTCGATGCTCAAAAAGCATTGGAGCAAAAACAAGATGAAATGTCCCAGACCATTATGGCTCAGTTGGATGATCTTGAAAAAAAATTGTCCGTTATGGATGATTTGTTGGCAAAAATTGACGGAATCGAAAACAAAATCGAGAAGTATCGCGTTAAAACTCCTGAAGAGAAACTTGAACTCAGAAGTTTGGATTCAGGTCCTTACAAACAAAAATTGACCGACTTCTTTGCCGAGAAAGAGCCTGAGATGGAAGAATCCGGAAAGAACGAATATGTTTTAACCACAGATGAAGTTGAAGATTATTCTCCGATTGACATCAAGAAAAGTTTCAGAAATTTCGGAGACGATATGATGGAAACGGGTGGTTTCAAAAAAATATAAAAAATATTTTTACAAAAAACGAAAAATTACAAAACTTATTACTACCTTTGCACAACCTTATAATAAACATAATAATTAATCTTATTTAAATTTTAATTTCTTAACTTTTTAATTTTTTATTTTATGCCAAACAATTTTATTGATCCCGATTTGGAGTTTTATGAAAACTCAAACAAAAAACAAACAAAAAAAATGACAGAAGAGGAGCTAAAGCAGAGATACTTTACTCCAATTCTCCCAAAGGGAAAAAAAGAAGCCGAATATCGTATTCGTCTTCTCCCTGGAAAAGATGGTGCGAAAACATTTAGTAACATTTGGTTCCACGAAATTGAACTCCCTAATGCAGCAAATGGATATAAATCCAAATTGTACGACCCAGCTAAAAACGAGGGAAAACGTTCACCTCTTACTGAGGTTTATGAAGAACTTATGAAGCAAGATCCTACTAGAAACAAAGAACTCGCAAAGAAGTATCTTCCAAAAGAATTTTATATTGCAAAAGTAATTGATCGCGAAAACGAATCCGATGGTCCAAAGTTTTGGCGATTCAAAAAAGATTTGCGCAGTCAAGGCGTTATGGATAAAATCATGGCTATTTGGAAATCCAAAGGCGTTTTGTCTGATCCGGAGAAAGGTCGTGACCTTACCATTAAGGTTATGGCAATGACAAATCCGCAGAATGGAAGTACATATACTTCCGTTGTTTCGATTATCCAAGAGGATATTGAGCCGTTGCACACTGATAAGGCTTTGGCTGAGGCTTGGTTGAATGAACCTTCCACTTGGGAAGATGTTTATAGCAAGAAGCCAGTTGAATACCTTGAAGCGATTGCTAGAGGCGAAACACCCCGTTGGGACAGCAACCAAAACAAATATGTTTATGGTAACAGTTCTGAAGCCGAAGAGAGTTTCGGCGGTGCTGTTAAAGAACCTGAAGTTGACATCCAAGCGGATGACGAACCGTTCGAAGAACTTCCTTTCTAATCTTTTATTTTTATCAAAGGCAAGCCCTGTAAAAAGGGCTTGCTTATTTTTTCATTATTAAATTTTAATTTTAATGGCAATCAAGAAAAAAGAAATTTCGCTTGATTCAATCAAGTCCAAGTTTTCCACAAAAACAAAATATAAGCCACTAGATTTTTATGATTGTGGAAAAGAGTTTATGAATGCCACAGGACTTCCAGGTCCTGTAATGGGTGGTATTACAATGCTTCTTGGACATTCTAATACATCAAAAACAACCTGTCTTATTAAGTCAGCTGTTGATGCGCAGAAAAAAGGGCATTTGCCTGTTTTTATCATTACTGAAAAGAAATGGTCTTGGGAACACGCAGTTGAACTCGGATTGGACGCAAAGAAAAATGAGGATGGGGAATGGGATGGTAATTTTATATTTAATGATAGTTTCGATACAATTGAAGAAGCTACCGATTTTGTAAACGATTTGTTTGACGCTCAAGAAAAAGGTGAATTGCCTTATAGTCTTCCAATATTCCTAGATAGTATTGGATCCTTACCCTGTAAAATGACTTTTGAAGGTAAAGGCGGTGGTATGCATAATGCCAAAGTTCTTGCCGATAAAATTGGTATGGGTCTTCATTCTAGGATTTCAAAATCCAAAAAAGAAGATTATCCTTATATCAATTCTTTGATTGTGGTTAACCAGCCGTGGGTGGACTTGCCTGATAATCCATTTGGTCAGCCCGAAATAAAAGCAAAAGGCGGTGAAGCTATTTGGCTTGCATCCACTCTTGTATTTCTTTTCGGTAACCAAAAGAAAGCTGGCATCAACCATATTACCGCAACCAAAAACGGCAGAACTGTTACATTTGCAACAAGAACCAAAATTTCTGTTTTGAAAAACCATGTCAATGGTATTAGTTATAAAGACGGAAAAATAGTTGCAACACCTCACGGTTATATCGATGATACAAAAGAAGCATTGGAGACATATAAGAAACAATATGCTCAATACTGGAATAATATCCTCACAGGTTTTGATAGCGTTGATTTTAATGAGGTTGTAACGCCTGTTGATGAAGAGGATGAATCAGACGATTGATTGTAATATACTTGCTCACGGTTCAATCATTTATAGGTGACCAAAACATTGCTTGTTGACGGAAACAACCTTCTTAAAGTGGGTTTTCATGGCGTCAAGGACTACCATCACAACGGTAAGCATATTGGGGGTATATGGCACTTTCTCAACACGCTGAGAAAATTCATCGAAAACGAGAATTTCGACAAGGCGGTTGTATTTTGGGATGGGGAAAACTCATCCATTGAAAGACGCTTATTTTACCCCCAATACAAGCAAAACCGAAATGCCCCTGATGAACAAATTAAAAATTCATTCACCGAACAAAAGCAACGGGTAAAACAATATCTCGAAGAGATGTTTGTTCGCCAAGTTGATATCGACAATAATGAGGCTGATGATATGATAGCATATTATTGTCAGATTGCCACAAATGAGAATATAACCATATTCTCAGGTGATATGGATTTAACACAGCTTATTTCTGAAAGGGTATGCGTTTATTCGCCCTCTGCGAAGAGATATTATAAAAATGGGGATAAGATTAAACTTCAGTTTTATGAGCTACCACACGCCAATGTAGCGACATATAAGATCATATCAGGTGATAAGTCCGACAACATTGACGGGGTTTATTATCTTGGTGAAAAAACCTTGTATTCTTTGTTTCCCGAACTTTTTTCTGAAAAAATGACGGTCCAACAAATATTGGATAAAGCCAATGAGAAATTCAATTCTGATAAGAATAATTCTGCTTTGAAAAATTTATTGTCTGGAAAAACAAAATCTGGAATTTTTGGCAGTGAATTATTCGAGGTAAACGAAAAACTTGTAGATTTGCAGCGTCCTTTAATTACAGAGGATGCGAAACAAGTTGTCGAATCTTATTACTCAGAAACATTGGATCCTGATGGTAGAAGTCATAAAACCATAATTAAAATGATGATGGATGATGGCATTTTTAAATATCTGCCAAAGTCTGATAATGCTTGGGTTTATTTTATTAAACCTTTCTTAAAATTAACTAGAAAGGAAAAATCAAATTTCAGAAACTCAAGATGAGATTAAGACACAAAAAGTGGGATATACTGATTGTTGTTATGTATATCTTTTTACTTACATTAATTGTTATAATATCAACAAACAACGATAAATATCTTTCAAAACCCAATAAACATTCAAAAATTAAATAACATTTTATGAAAGAATTAGAATTAACTAAAATTGAATTTTTGTTGACAATCAACGACAATATCATTGTCCAAAGATTCTTCAACGTGCGTAACTATAATCAACACGCACACAATTCCATTGAGTTTTACAATTACATCAATTATTTGAAAAACGCTTTGGAAACAAAGATGAAATTGAATACCGCTGGATATCTTTCGGATTATGCCGATGAGATTATGAGGAACCCAAGTGTTCTTACAACATCGAATACCGATGGTCCTGAGTATTACAATTTGTATATCAAACTCGGTGATAGAGTTATTTGTCACAGACAATTTGACGCAAAACTTTATCCCCCCAAAGTGCGTTATACTGTCGACATTAAGAGGTACGTTAAGAATATTCTCGGAGAAATTACAGATCTTTTGTCCGATAAAGATTTAACATACGATTACCTCGGATATTCTACAAAGGTCAATATTTATCAAACAAACTAAACATTTCAATCATGGTAGACAAGAAGAATTTTGGTCACCTCGGTACTAGTTTTCAACAGCAGCTTTTAAATCAAATTGTTTTGGATAAAGAATTTTCTAAAACAATTCTAGATGTAATCGACCCTGCTTATTTTGAAAACAAGTATTTTAAACATATTTGTCAAATTATAAAAGAGTATTACCACAAGTATGAACAAAGCCCTAGTTTTGATACAATGGAGCAGATTATTCGCTCCGAACATACCCAAGAGTCTGCCATAAAGATTATTATCGATACCCTAAACGGTATAAAAGATGTTACCTACGAAGGAATCAATTGGGTTCAAGAAAAAGCATTGAAATTCTGTAAACAACAAGAACTTCAAAAAGCTATTAATAGAGCTCAAAAAGTTATTGATGGTGGTGAATTTGAGAACTATGATAAAATAGAAACCCTCATTAAGGATGCTCTACAGGCAGGTACAAGGGAATTGGGTACGTCCGATGTTTTTTCCGACATCAATGATGTGTTGGAAGAGGATTTTCGTCATCCTATTCCTATGGGTGTTCCAGGTATTGATAAATTATTGAAAGGTGGTTTGGCTAAAGGTGAAATCGGAGTTATTCTTGCACCAACGGGCGTTGGAAAAAGCACAATTTTGACCAAGATTTCAAACAACGCATTTAACCTTGGGTATAATGTCCTTCAGATCTTTTTTGAAGATAATCCAAAAATTATTCAAAGAAAGCATTATACTTTATGGACTAAAATTCACCCAGATGAATTATCTGCCAAAAAAGATGTTGTGCTAGATAAAGTATTGGAGATTAAATCCAATATGCCCAACAAATTGATTCTTAAAAAACTTCCATCTGAATCTATGACTATGCGCCAGATTAAAGCGCAAATTAGAAAGATGGCTAGCGATGGTGTTAAAATCGATATGATTGTTCTTGATTACATTGATTGTGTTTTACCTGAAACTCAATCTGGTGAAGCTTGGCAGTCA